TCGGCGGTGTTGCCGACCATGCCGCGCCGGATGGTCCAGGTCAGCGGCGTCCACGGCGTCGAGGACGACGGCGCCCACGACCAGCGGCGCGCGTTGACGGCGCCCGACGGCGTGGTGACGACGGCCGCACCGAACACGTTTGAGAACACGTACGGCAGCTCGGTGTAGGTCGGATAGCCGGAGAGCGACCCGGTCGCGTGCTCCTGCCTGGGCGCCGCGATCGTATCCCAGAGGTTCCCAGACGGCGCGATCCGGTCGAGCTCCAGGGCCGTGTCCAGCTCGATGACCAGGCCGCCGAGCTTGACCGTTGACGGCACGGCCGTGCCCGGAACACTTTCGACGCCGATCTCACAGATCTCGGTAACCAGGTATCTGTCTGGCATGGCGTTCTCCCCTACGCGGTGGCGTGCGCCTCGGTGCGGTACGTCTGGATCAGATGCGAGAACGACGCGCCAGCGTCGACTTCGACGAACGCCTGGGTCTGGTCGCGGCGTAGCTCGACGACCTGCACGCCGCTGCGCGTGCCGACCCGGCCGTGCAAGACGACGTCGACGCGGTCGGCGATCGGGTCGATCGCGCCCCAGTTGACGCCGCTCGCGACGACTCTGACGTCGACCAGGACGACGTCGAACGCCCGGACGCCGCCGAGCGTGTTGGAGTCCGTCGACGACACCAGCGCGATCACGGCCGCCGGGAGCTGGGCCGCCTGCGGCGCCTGGTCGCGGTAGATCCGCCCTGGCGTGGCCGGCGTCCCGCCCAGCAGGGTGTTGACGCCGCCGGCGCCGGAGTCGTTGCGCAAGGCGTCCCAGACGAACGCGGCGACCCGCTGGCCTTCGACGGCCACGTTAGTAGACCTTCCGAGTGATCGCCTTGATCTCGTCGACGAAGCGCGGGAACACCAGCTCGGCGGCCGGCCGCATGTACGGTCGCGCGCCCATCCGGCGGGTGCCGAACTCGACGAAGATGCCGTAGTTGACCGACGGGCCGACCGTCGCGGTCGCGCCGCCGTTCGACAGCACGGTGTGGATCGAGCGCCGGAGCGTGCCGGTCAGGACGGGCGCTTTCGCCTTGCCGGCCGCCTCGATCGCGAAGCCGGCGCGTGAGACGGCGGCGAGCGTCTCGGCATGCTGCCCGGCCGCCGTGGAGGCCAGCTTGTTCGACACGATGCGGATCGTGACGCCGGTGGCGCCGGCCACGGCTACGGCACCAGCCAGGAGGCGAAGCAGACGGCGACGCCGACCTGGAAGACGTCGGCCGGCCCGAGCGCGACCCCGAACGCGCCGAGCACGCAGAGGATCACGCCGATCAGCAGGACGATCCGCTGGACAGTGATGACGGCCATCGCTTCTCCCTACGTCAGCAGTGAGCAGATCAGCTCGCGCGACGCTTCGTAGCTGCGCTCGCCGACGCGGTTGACCTCGAAGGTCCGCGCGTCCGGGCGGTCGGCCCCGGTGACGGTGATCCGGTCGCGGTCGTTGACGTCGGTCAGGGCTGGCAGCCAGATCACCCAGTCCGAGACGCCGCGTAGCACGTTGGTGGTCGAGCCGGCCGTCTCGGCGGCGGTCGTTCCGGACGGGCTGACCCGGCACGGGACGCCGGTCGCTACGACCTGCCAGTCCTGGACCACGCCGTCAGCGGTGTTGCTCTCGGTGTAGCGCGAGATCGTTGCTGTATCGGGCAGGAAGGCATCAGAGATGCCTCGCAGCCAGCCCATCGGGAGCGCGATCGGCGAGCTCATGCTGCACGCATTACGCGATCACTGGACGCCGGTAGCGGTCGAGGATGGCGGCCACGGCCGAGCCCGGAGCGGCCCAGGACGACCCGGCCGCCGAGGTTCGGGCGGCCGCGCCGCCGGTGACGGTCGAGCTGAGCCTGACCGAGACGTCGTTCTGCCCGACGCTGATCTGCTCGACGCCGGCCAGCGACGGGTTGTCGGCGATGACGCTGCTCCCGCGCTGGATGGCCATGATGGCGGACATCTGGCCGGCGCCGATCATGGTGGCCGCGAGCTGGATGTCAGCCGGCGGGCCGGGGGTGTAGGCGTAGTCGACCAGCGCAAGCAGGCCGGGGTACGGGCCAGCGTCGCCGCCGACCAGCGTCAGGACGCCGTGTGTCGGGTCCACCAGCTCGTACTCCGTCGCGGCGAGCACCGTCTCGGTGGCGTGCGGGTAGGCGGTCCTGAGCGTGACGCTCGAGACGCTGGTGACGGGGCGCGAGACGAGGTAGACGATCCCGTAGGCGCCCGGCCAGGCAGCCGAGCCCGGCAGGACGTTGGCGAGCTCGCCCATGACGGGTGACGTCCCTTGCCAGGTCCGGCCCGTGTAGCCGTCGATGTACGCCGTTACCGCGTCGGCAACGGCCTCGGCCTGAGCCTCTTGCTCGGGCGTGAACGTGACGCCGAGGTAGGCCGCGATGGCGTCCGCGGTCGTGTAGGCGGCCATCAGCCGGCGCCCCGGTCCTCGAGGCGATCGGGACGCGTGTCGGTGGCCGGCCGTAGCCGCTTGTCGGCGTAGCCGGCCACGCGCCGCCGCTCGTTCTCGGCGTGCTGCGCGGCGAGGCTGCCGCGCATCTCGATCAGCCCGGCCACGACGACCTGGCCGGGCGCAAGTTTGCGGAGCGGCTTCCCGTCTGACGTGAAGACCGTCGCGCCCTCCGGCCCGACCCGGTACGTCGCCACGGCCTAGACCCCGGTCACCCGGCAGGCGGTCAGCGGGCGGAACAGCGCCAGGACGGCCCGGAGCTCGGCCAGGATCCGCTGGATGTTGCGGATGAAGTCGTCATTGGCGGTCCCGACCCGGATCGCGCCCTGCTCGCGGTCGAACACCATCATCTGGCTGAAGTCGGCGACCAGCGCCGTGTTCTCGGGCATCCCGATCGCCAGGACGGCGGGCCGCCCCCACAACGTCGTCGGGCCGGTGACGTTCGGCGGGCCGAGCAGGTAGCCGCCGAGGGTGGCCGTAGCGTCGTTCTCACGCGCCAGCCGGACGGCCTCGAAGTCGAGCGGGTTCCAGACTGAGGCGGTCGGGTTGCCGAGCCCCGTCACCATGACCTGCGTCATCGCGCGGTAGACGGCGTCGATCGCCGAGCCCGAGCCAGCCCCGAGCCCGATCGTCTGGATCCCGGTATTGGCGAGGATGCCGAGCATGTTCGGGGCGACGCCGGTCCCCGAGATGACCTGCGTCTCCAGGGTCAGTGCCAGGTGCGTCAGGAGCTGGTTCTCGATCATCCCCTGAAGGGCCGGCGCGTCGGCCAGCATCTGGTTGGTGATCGGGATCCACTCGGCGATCGTCGCGACCGGCAGCGAGCGGAGCAGCCAGGCCAGCGCGCCCTCCGGCTTCGTCCCGGTCGTGCCGGTGATCGCGGTCGCCTCGGCCACGGGCGCCGCGTTGTTGGTCGAGGTCGTCTGCTCGTAGTACTCGATCGTGTTCGACGTGGTGCTGGTCGTCGGGATCAGGTCGAGGATCGTCGTCGGCCGGTAGAGCGCGTCGACGCCGGCCACGCGATCCGGGCGGACCAGCGCGCCGCCGACGCCGCTACCCGAGTACACCAGCGCTTTGGCGAGCAGGTAGCGGAGCAGCGAGCCGTCGAGCTTGACGCCCATCTCGACCCGGTTCGACGGGTTGTTCAGGGCGCCGCTGTCGACGATCCGTTTGTACTCGGCCGAGTCGACGAACTGCTGGCTGAACGACGTGACCGCTTTGCCGCCGTCCGGCGGGTCGCCGCTGGCGTGCTGGTGGGGCATGGCCGGCTGGCGGAGCCGCTTCTGGTTGTCGAGGATGCGCTGCTTGCGGGCGTCGGCCTCTTCGAGGCCGGAGAGCTTCGCCTCCAGGCCGTCGATCTCGCCGAGCAGCCGCTTCGCCTCCGTCCAGTCCTCGGCGTTGGCGTCCTGGGTCAGGCCGTCCGGGTAGCGGTTCTCGATCGCGGCGGCCGCGTCGTAGAGGCGCCGGATCTCGACGTGCGCCTCAGAGATCGTCATGGACATGATGGGGCCTCCACGGTGATGCCGTGCCTGGCTAAGCGACGGCGGAGCAGCTCGAAGCGCAGCGACAGGCGCGGCTCGGGCGCTGGCGGCGGCGCTGGCGGTGCGCGTTTGACGTCGGTGACGACGGCGCTCGGGTTCGCCGGGAGCGCGACCGCCGAGACCTCGTAGAGCGTCACCCGCTTGAGGACGCGCACGTCGTCGCGGAACTCGACCTCGTCGGCCAGGTAGCCGATCGAGAGGCTGTCGAGGACGCCGGCTTTTGCGAGCTTGTAGGCGTCGGTGCCGGCCGTGGTGTCGACGATCGACCAGCGCCCGTACAGGCCGCGTGCGTCCTCGCGGAGCTCGAGTTGCTTGCCGATCGGGGTGTGGTGCTCGTAGAGGAACTTGGTCGGCCGCTCGGCGATCGAGTCGGCGAAGGCGCCGGGCGCGACGACGTCGCCGTAGGAATCAGGCGATCCGCCGAAGGTCGAGGCGTAGCCGGCGATCTCCCAGCCGCCGTCTTCGACCGGGACCATCTCTTTGAGCTCGAAGGGAACCGACTTGTATTCGAGCGGCATCAAAACGCCCCCTTCCCCGCGCACCTGAAGCGCTGGAGATGGGGGCGCCGAACGCCCGACCGTCTGGGGTTTGGCCTAGTCTACACGGTTTTCACCGTAAATGCACCGTCTGGCCGGCGCCGTACTTCGGGCAGCGGCGGTTGCCGCAGCGACCTCTCGCCCATTTCGTCGTGGCCGGCACCGTCACGATCCAGCCGCCGCAGGCCGCGCAGCGCGCCTCTCGCGGCGCCTTCCGTTCGGCCGGCGCGGCCGGCTCACGCCAGGACGAGGCGGCCGTCACACCGCCACCAGCTTTCCCCGCCGTTCACGCGCGTCCTCGGCGATCGCGGACCCCTAACGTCCGTGGTGTCGAGTCCCCGGTAGTTACAGCTACGCGGGGACATTTCGCGTCCCACTTGTACCAGTAGTGAGCCCGCCCCTTCGAGTGGCAGCGTCTTCTGCAATGAGACGCCAACTATGAGGCCAGCGCCAGAGGTTCTCCGCCAGAGACCATCGACGCTCGACGACGCGCAGCAGCCGCCTGGCCTCGATCCGCCGCGTGGCCGGCGACGCCAGGTACGCGGCGATCGCCGTCTCCCACTCGTCGGCCGTCTCCGCCAGGCGGCCGGTCACGCCGTGCTCGATCAGGTGCCCGTAGACCGTCGGCGTCGCGACGACGGCGGCGCCGGCCAGCGCGGCCTCATACGCTTTGATCGGGCTCTTACAGCGGTTGAAGCGGTCGTCGGCGACCGCGCAGCAGGCGACGTCGACCTCTTTGAGCCCGGCCGGGTACCGCTCCAACGCCAGCCACGGCAGCACGGTCAGCCGGTCGGCCGGCACGGCGGCGGCGACGATCGGCGGCAGGTAGCCCTGGACGACGAAGCGGACAGCCGGGAATCGCACCGCGATCCGCTCCCAGGCCGCCGCCATCTCCCTGACGTCGTCGTCCGGCCGCTTGCCGCCGGCCCAGCCGACCGTCGGAGGCACCAGCTGGCGCGTGGCGGCCTGGAGAACGCTCCGGAACCACGGAACGTCAATGGCGTTGGGGACGACGTGGACGGGCCTGGTGGTGAAGCTACGGACGACCGTTGCTAATCGCCGCGTCGAGACCGTCACGCCGTCGCACTGCTGCATCGCCCAAATCCGCTCGTACCGCTCGGCCGTCAGCTCGGCCAGCGTCTTGCCCTCAGTCCAGCCGAGCGCGGCCGTTCGCGCGTCGATCGCGGCCGTGAAGATGTCGTCGTCGGCATCGTAGACCACGAAGCGCCCGGCCCGCCGGATCATGGCGAACCAGGCCTCAGCAACGTGCCGGTCCTGCGGCCGCCAGGACATGCGGGGTAGGACGTAGCCGTCGAAGGCCGGGGCGATCAGGCCGATGCCGGCCGCGTCCTTGAAGTCCCAGCCGGCGCCGTAGCCAGCACGCTGGAGCGCGGTGAACGGCCAGAACACGCGCCAGAGTGACGGGCCCGTCTGGTCGGCCACCAACGCCAGCATCGCCGGCCCCGCGATGCGTTCAGCCATATCGAGCCCGCGCAGTGTCGCGTAGGTACGTCGCCCAGCAGACGCCGCACCAGACGCCCGGACGACGCTGCTCGGCACACGGAAGCGCCAGCAGCCAGCCGGGCAGCGGATGCACGCGTGCGCACGGCTCGCGATTCGGACGCGAGCGCGTGCGCTGGCACTCGCTCGGCGACGGAGCCG